CGCCGTGTATTTCCCCTCCCCACAAAGCAGCTTCAGTTGTTTCCGGAGCATCCGCAGGGTAAAGGGCAGCTTTTCCCGCAGCCGCAGGAGAATCCGGTTCCGGCGTATCTCCAGGGTGTCATCGGCCTTTGGGATAATCTTCAGCATCCGCTCCCACCGGAAAAGGCCGTAATCGTCCGCGACCAGAATAAACTGGTTGGCCATAACCCTTTCGGCGGAAATCCACCCCTGGTCAAAGGCCCACTGCTGTCCGTCGGTGTACGCCAAAACCTCCCATACATCCCGGAGAATCCGGGGCAGGTACTCCAGCATCCGCCTATCCAACCATATCCCCCCTCACCGGTATCTCGTTCTCCCCCAGGGTCAGGTTTTTCCCCTGGCCGTCGATGAGGGTGTCCTCCAGGTCAATCACCCCAGGCAGGGCCAGCAGCCGCATTTCCAGGGCGCTGACCTGGACGGTCAGAGGGTTCTGAGATGGCTGAACCGCCCAAACGGAGGCCAGTTCCCGGAAATATCCGTCCACCGTCTCCTCTATGGAGGGCCGCAGGTCTTCAAAGCAGTACCGGGTTTCCAGCGTCAGATGCAGAGTCAGGGAAATTCTCCGTTCCTCCACCCCGCGCACCGTCACAAAGTGGCCGATAGGTGCCAGGCCCAGCCCCTCCCCGTGGTTTTCCTCCGGGTCAACGGCAGTCTGCACCGCTTCCAGCAGAACCTGGGAGGGCGGCCTCCAGTCCGAACCGATGATTACCAGCCGGACGGTACCTCCCACTGTCAAAAGCCCCTCCAGGGCTGCCCTGGCCACGGTCTCCATCCAGGTTCTCACCTCCGGCGGGGCAGACCTGGCGGTTTCCTCCCACCTTTCCGGCGGCAGGAACCGGGAAGGCTGAATCCCCCAGTTCCAGGTACACCCGCACCGCCGAGCCCGCCCGGATGGAGGGGGACCCCAGCACATCCTTTAAATCCAGCGTCCGGGTCTCCCGGTTGTACAGCCCAAGCAGCGCGTCCGCCTTGGCTTGAGCCCCAGTAGGATTTTTCAAGCTTTCATAATATTGCAGCACGCCCCACCGGTTGATGTTCTCCCCGCTCTGGGCGATGTACACATCCCGCTTGCCCGTCTTCTCATTGTCATAGGTCAGCTTAATCTTGTCATAGGTCTGCCGGTCGATGGAGACAGAATAGGAAAAATCCCCCGCCCCGTTCTCATCAATGAACAGCCGGGATTTTAAGCTCTCAATGTTCCTAAGGCACAGCTTTCCCGCGTCGTCGTACAGAATATACAGTTTTCCGGTGGCGGTCAGGGTCTCGTCCAAGGCGTTCTGTAGAATGTCAAACAGCGTCTGATTCTCCTCCACCCCGCTTTCGATGGAATACCACGTATCCTCCACCGTCCCCAGGTTCAGCCGGAAGTCCTCCGCCAGCATCTGGAGGAGCTGGGCAGCAGTTTTATCCTCATAGACCACCGTGTCCTTGTTTTTCAGGTAGCGGAGCTGGTCATAGGCGGTGATTTTCACCATCGGCTCCTTGCTCCTCTCCCGCGTGAAGATATACCCAAAGAACAGCGGCTTCCCGTCGATGGAAAGCTGTACTGCGTTCCCCTCCCGGATGTCCAGTGCAGAATCCCAGACAGCGGAGAAGGTCAGCTTCCCCGGCGTCCCCTTTCGGCTCAGCTCCCAGACAACCCCCTCCTTCACCGCCGGATAGAGGAGCTTTCCGCTGTTTTCCACCAACAGCTCCATTTTCAAGGGAAATCCTCTCACCGCTCCGGCATTTTCAGCTCCTGCCCCACATAAATCAGGTTCGGGTTCTGCACAATATCCCGGTTTAGCTCATAAATTTCATTGTACCGGCTCCCGTCCCCCAGGTACTGCTTCGCCAAGTTCCACAGGCAATCCCCCGCCTCCACCTTGTGGGTGGAAATCTCCGGCGGGCTTCCCTCCTCCCGTTTCGGGCCGGAAATGCGGACCGCTTTGGCTTTCTTCACCGGCTGTACCGTCCGGGTCCCATAGCTCTGATATCGTTTCAGGCTGACAGAAACCTCCACATCCATCCCCAGCTCCTGGGCGTCCTCCCTGATCTGGTACTCCTCCAGGGAGACCAGCAGGTTGGTGTCGAACAGCAGCGCCCCCCTGGGGGTAATCCGGCTCACCAGGAAACGAAAAGGCCGCTTTCCGGTCTTTAACCGTTCCAGCAGGGAAAGGTAGTAGGACGCCCCGCCCCCTCCCCTGGCAAACGGGTACCCTGTCTGGGGCAGCAGCGCGTCAAACTGGATTTCGGTCAGGCCGGGGGCCTTCAAAAAATTGATCTCCCCATCGTTGATCAGGGAGACCGTCTCGTTCTGGTTTTTCACCCGCAGCTTTAAGGAGGACGGGGTGACGGGCAGCTCTGTCCCGTCCAGGTAAAAATGATACGCCACTACTCATGCACCCCCTCGCCGGAAACCGCCATCTGCTCCGCCAGCCCAGCGACACTCCCGTCCTCCCCTATCTGGGCCTTTTCCAGAAAGCCCGCCAACAGCGGCGTGACCGTGGCCGGGTTGATGGCCTTGGCCTCGGTCAATGCCTTACTCACTGCGTTATCCAGCCGGAGCTGCCGCAGCTGGGCGGCGTGGTCCTTGTCCTTCTGCAGGTTCTCCGCCTGGAGTTGGGTGATTCTCTGGGTGAGGGCGGCGGTATCGCCGGTCTCCTTTTTCAGGGCCTCCAGCTGTCCGTCCCGCTCCTTCAGGGAGGCCTTAGCTGCCGCCAGCTCGCTCTGAACAGCGGAAACCTCCGCCTTGGCCGCGTACCCTTTGCCAATCTCCTCCGTTACCTTTGCGTCGATTTCCGGGGTGTACTTCTCCCCCAGAATGGTCTTCAGCCATTCAAGCATTTTGATCTTCTCCTTTCGTCATCTTTTGATTTTAGGCATAAGAAAAGCACCGTGACTTTTTCACGATGCTTTCAGATAACATATAACAATAAGAAGATATTTGGCGGGTGTGCCCCTTCCCGCATTTCTTTTGACCCATCGGGTGCGTAGCAGCACAATCTCTACTTCAAATATCTTCTCATTTATTATATCAATATTATACACCAATATGAATTCCTCTCGTCATCTACTGTGAAGTCGCTTTCAGTGGTCAAAATCATCATATCGGTGGGAAACAATGTGGTAAGGCTTATTGTCCTGCAAAGCTTTTTCCAGTATTTCCTTGTACACCTGGGCTGCGCACTTATCCCCTATTCTGTGAAAATCGCCATAGTTGAACGCAATAAACCGCTCTCCGAACTTTTCTTCGTATTGGTCAAGCATGTCTTGTACTTCGCGACTGCGGATAATCGGAGAATCAACAGGTGCCACAACCATAATAATCCCTCCGTCTAAAACAGTTTTTGATATATATCTACCAACCCTGGAAAATAGCGCTCTAAAAATGATAATTTCTCCTTATCTTGAAATGTTTCCAGTGAAAAAAGATTTGCAAATATCTCCTTTTGCTGGTTTCCAGGTTTCATCCAGTATTCTTTTTCATGATAGAAAGGAAAACGCACTTCATCTTGGCAAACAGCGCTTAAAACATCAGAAAAGCATCCTTCTCCATCAAATTCATCACAAAAAGAGATAAGTTCTTTTTGATGAGTTAAAATCAAATGTTTTCCTTCTTGAATCACTTTAAGGAAGTCTTCATTTTCCTCTGAATTTACAAAGAAATTATCCACTCTATGCGCCAGTTCATGGGTAGTCACAACTTGGAAGTCATAGTCAAAAAACTCTAGTTTTGTTGGATCATACAAAATGGCATCCTTCTTAACTGTATATCCAAAGGCACTGGCCTTGAGTTTGGCCTCCTCAAACCCCACTGCCTCCAGCGCCTGTTCCAAGTATATTCTATTCTTTTCTGGAACGGATTGCAAGAACTTTCTATAATCTGCCTTAGCCGCCTCCAGGTCAAAGCCTCCATCTTTTTGGCGGTAGTTCTCCATGGGCTGAAAAACCTCCGTCAGTCTGTCCTTCTCTCCCTCCACAAACCCCTTTTTCCACTCCGGATAGGTCATATCGGCGGGGACATAGTAAGTTTTCCCATCCGCCCCTCTGGCGGCCCGCTCCCCTCCTAAATCCTCAAAGTACGGACAGGTACACCCCCTACACCAGGGATGAAAGGGCGGCGTAGTCTCCCCTGGCCGGTCATCCTCCAGGGGGAGTATCTTTCTGTCCATCCCCTGGCAGATTTCACAGGTATATTTGTCCAAGGTCTCCACAATCTCGATCTGCTCCACGCCCAAATCCCTATAACAGTCCTTTTGGGATGCCTCGTGGAAATAAGCATTCTCGGTCATAATTAACCGGGAAGCCTTGGAGCGGGATACCCCGAATTGTCTCGCAATGTCCTGCATAGCCTCTCTGGGCGTCTCTCCCCGGATGCACCCCTGGACCAGATGCTGGTTCAGGCTGGCAATCAGTCCCTGTTTGTCCCGCCAGCACCGGTCACGGAAAGTCAGCCCATCAGCAGTCCAGGGGGCATACAGCACCTTTTCCAGCTTCCCGCTGTCAATCCCGGAAAGGTCCCAGCCAACGCCAAAGCCCTTTTGCAGCTCAAAAGCGGCGTGGTAGTATCCCTCCCGGTAGGTTTCCCGCAACATCCTGTCCAGGCCGTCCAGCTGGTTTTGATAGAGAAGCTCCGCCTGCTGCTGCATTTGAAGCTGTACCGCTTCCAGCCTGGTGATGTGCGCTCTGGCAGAGGCGTTTTCCAGTTCCTTGATCCACCGCCCGTCCAGTTCGTTTTCCTTTGCCGCCTTGATGTACTCCTCCACGGTCCAGCGCAGCTCCTTCATTTCCCGGCGGGTCAGACGCTTTTTTGCCTCCATTAGGGAAATCCCATTGTTATCCGCGAACCGCTGGTACCACACCGCCAGCCGTTCCTGCACCGCTTGGGAAGTCTTATAAAAACCTTCCTCCATTCTCCGGATGTAATCCTCTCCCCGCTTGCGGGAGGCTTTTTCCAGCATCCGGGACCGCATTCTCCAATAGTCACGATTTTTCATCGTTTCTCACATTCTCCCTGAACTGAGGCGGAAAGGCCCCTCCATAGTTCTCCAACGCCTGAGCTTCCTCCTTCCCCAACCGTTTCAACTCCTCTTCCACATCCTCCACCCATGGATGCTGTCCCACAATGGTCTCCCTGGAAAGGATACCCTGGGAATCCCGGCACCCCTGAATGGCCTCGGTCTCATTGATCAGCACATCCCGGTTAAAGAGAAAGCGGACATCTTCCCCGCTGTAATCCACCCCGGTACGGTTTTTCAGGTGCTGGTCAACGAACCACCGCAGTTCCTGCAGCGCCCCCTGGAATTGCACCTCCATCTCGTTGGCGTCCAGGTCGATGTCGGCATACATGGATTGGATGTTCATCTTATTGGGGTTTCCGGACATTCTCTCGTCCTTGGCGTCAAAGCCCCGCCCGTTCTCAATCAGGGCCTTTTTCAGCAACTGTATCTGCTGCTGGTAATTTTCCCCATTGACCTGAACGTCCAAAGTCTCCACCCCGCCGTCTCCCCGCACCTTTACTGCCCCCAGCTCGGTGAGGTTCCGGCGAAATTCCCCCAGATCCTGGCCGTCGTACTCCTTCAGCACAAAGATGGTGTTGCGCTTGTCCTCCTGCATGTTGTTGGCCAGGTCCGAATGGCAGAGGTTCAGGGTGTCCTGAAGACTCTTAACCCTGCGCAGCAGTGGAATCTCCTGGGCGTTGTATTGGAAGGGAATCAGTGGGATTCTCTCCCAGTTGTACCCCTCGGCCCTCCCGCTCGCCTCTGTCACAGTGAAATAAGCGCTGTATTCCCCCAGTTCTGTATCCGGCCGCAAACTGTAACCGTCCCGAATATAGCGGTACAAGCCGTCCTGCCGGTACAGCTCCACCCGCTCCACCATTTTCTTGCTATACCCCTCCCAAACCTCCTGGCGGTAGTACCGCAGGGCGCAGTCCAGAATGGTGTGCTCGTCGTCCGCCCAAAAGGGGAGAATCTCAAAGGGCGGGAACCGCTTCAGGCGGAACTTCCCCTTTTCGTCGTAGTAGGGGTAAAGCCAGCCCATGGTTCCGCAGAGGGCATCTTTTCCCAGCCTGTGGAGCATCCTGGGAAAGCCTTTCCCCAAAGTATCCCAAAGTTTGGCGATATACTCCTTGTTCTTCCCGTCGATGGTCAGGGGTTTTCCCAAAAGGTAGTTTACCTTCTGATCCGCCAGCTTGGCATACTGGTTGTCCACCAGGCGGTTGTTGGGGAGATTTTTCACCGGCTGAAGGCTGCCGTCCGGCCCGATCACCCTCCGTTCCCGCTCCAGGATATCCTGATACCCCTGATAGTAGCAGTCCCCCAAAAGCTGCTCTTCCCGCAAAGGGGATTTCAGCCAGGCGTTCAGCTCCAGGGCAAAAAATTCCAGGTCGGTCAAGCCCTTCCCGCCCTGTTCAATGATGCGATTGATTCTCTCTGTCTCTGTGTAAGGCGGCGGCAGTAATACGCCCATTTTCTTCACCCTTTCTAATGAAAACTAAACTTAGGCCCGGTAATATCCTCCTCGCAGGCGTACCGCATGGCGTCGATGTGGTGGTTGTTCCGGTCCGGGAACCCGGCCTTGAAGTTCCCCTCCTTGTCCCGGTCCAACTCGTATTCCCGGAACTCCCTGGCCGTCTGTGGGCACCGGAGCGGGTCTATGATAATCTCCTCCAGGTCCTGGAGCCATTTGATTCCATACTCCACGCTATCTGGTCCCTTTTTGGCCCCGTACACCCGCAGCCCGTACTCTCTCACCTCGTCGATGGATTTGGGCTCCGCGCTGTCGCAGGTGATCCGCCCATTCCCCGCTTCCGCCAGGATCAGCCGCGCCGCCTCCCGGTTGGAAAGCCGCAGCCTGTGGATTTCAAAGAAGATGTACAGTCTCCTCCGGGTCTTATCGTAATGGGCGGTGTTGTAGGCAAAGGGGTCCGCTGCATATCCCCAGTCCAACCCTCTGCGCAGCCGGTCGAATCCTTTGATCTCCTCATTGGAGATGCTCCGCAGGGTCACATTGGTGAACACCTCGCCCCCTGTCCCTGTCACCTCTCCCAGGTATTCATGGCGGTAGGCCTCCGGTCTTGTCCGCTTGGTGTGCTCCGCCTCTGTCAGAAAAGTCTCCCCCAGCCATTGCCTGGGTACGGTCAGATAGGTGGAATGGTGTACCAGGGTATCCTCCCTTTCTATCTCCACATACCGGTTCACCCAGTTTCC